GGACAATTACATGTCCTCTCGATGAGATAGCCTTATCGGCTAACTCAGCGATGTTGAGCTCATTCGCTCTTGAATGGGTCCTGCATCTATGGGTTAGTCCCTCACGCGTATATTAGACGCGGCATCGGCGTAGTGTTGGATTATTACGAGGAAACTCGATAAGAAGACAGATCCGCTGTGTCGTGACTGGTCACAATTCGGTTGCCTTCTTGAGGTGGGAAAAGAATGTTCTCATTATATTTGAGAGAATGTTCGGGGTCCATCTTGGGAAGTAGCGATAAGACTTGCGAAACCAGATAAGTTCTAAACGACTTATGCCTTCTAAGGCTGCCTGCGGCCTAGGCCCTCCCAAGTGGAGGGTCCGGAAACCGAGGTTAACTGTTTAAAACTAATAATTTACCTAACATGACAACACAAACCAAAAATAATAACATATTTTCGTCTTTTGACGCTGGTAGACTTACCAGTGGTATGCGTAGGGTGTTAGGGTCAGTTAATGGCATGCTCCAGCGAAATCTGGGGCGCTCATTACTTAAGGTAGTATATTTGGTGCCAAGAGTAATGGGTATTAAGTCTAGTATTTATTTGATCAAAAGTCTTCTTGCATTTTCGCGACACGCATACGTTATGCGGAAGAAGAGTGGTTTTCGCTTTTTGGTAATCTACCTCAAAGCGTGCCATACTCTCCTTCAACAGAATGTGTGCGGCCAACGACTTTCCGATACGGGCCCGTTTGGGGCCCGTGTCAGCCGATCCAAGGGTGGTTTACCTTCTTGGATACCTGTGCAATTTAGACAAAGGATTCGTAAAGGGGACAAGATGGCTATACGCCTTTGGCTCTCTCTATTCTCTTTATATCGAGTTATCGATATAAAAGGACGAGTGAACCTCTCAACAATCACCGCTCCGTCAACAGCCGATCTTGGTCTGTTGCCAGAGTTCAATGAATTTGTATCTAAGTTTTACTTATATATAAACTCAAGGTGGTCTAGGGAGGGCTCTATTACGGATGCTTTCGTCAAAGACCGGCCGTGGACGTTTCTTGAAGGACTCGTAGCGGGTCCTCGAGTGACGTCTTCGGCTGGACCTGTCTTAACAGGGAAGGGAGGGAAGAGATTCGTCTCAACCTCTCCACTGTCGATACTATTGACAGCCCGTGTTTGGATGTCGGAGGAATATGCTACTCTTTGGAATGTCTTCCAGAAGTGGTGTTCTCTAACGAATTCAGAATGGGTTGTTAACTGTATTCGGACTTGGGCCTCTGGGCCGAAGAATCCGATAGATAAGGGTATGGCGATCTCGAAGCGAGGTACGATTATTGCTGCCATTGACGTTCCGTCAAGCGACTTTAATCAAAGTACTCATTTGAGAATCACCAAACCTTTGTATACGACGTGGAATTTCTTCCTTGCGAAGCTAGGATTGAAACAGGAAGCGGCAGGGAAAGTTCGAGTGTTTGCCATGGTCGATTGCTTCACGCAATGGTTATTGGAACCATTACATGATGCGATCTTCCGTTTACTTGAGGTAATTCCTCAAGATGGTACTCATGATCAAACTAAACCACTTGATCATTTGATTAAACGCCAGCGAGATCTTCGCCTCTTGAACCGACCTCCGGGCAGTATACTCAAACGAGGAACTGTCCGAGGAAGGGATGTATTAGGTGTTAGAACTTGGGGGTTGTTTTCTTTCGATTTGTCCGCCGCTACAGATCGTTTACCAGTCATTTTCCAAGAACATCTTCTTCGCCCTATTCTGGGTGAGGAAGCTGCTGGACTTTGGTCCTCATTGCTTGTTGATCGGAAGTACTTGGTGCCTCGTCGGGAAGATTTAGGTCTTCCGGGCGGGTCAGTTAAGTACTCCACGGGTCAACCAATGGGGGCTTTGTCCTCTTGGGCTATGTTGGCACTTACTCACCACTGTATTGTGCAGTGGGCTTGGTATCGCGTATGCAAGGAGGTGGGAAGAGACTGGACTTGGTACGAGGATTACGCCGTCTTAGGTGACGACGTGGTTATACTCGGATCCCCGGTAGCGAAGGCTTATGTGAAGTTAATGACTGCTCTAGGAGTGGTTATTTCGGATCATAAATCTTTGATTTCTTCTAAGGGGATAGGTTTTGAGTTTGCCAAACGGACTTACCTGAATGGTGAGCCCGTTGGAGCTATATCTATTTTAGAGCTCATGGTAGCCCAAAAGAGTTTGGGAGTGCTGTTAGAGCTTGTTCGGAAGCATAAGATGACTGTTGGACAGTATCTTTCGTTTCTGGGCTATGGATATAAATCGAAAGGACGAGCGTCCATCCGATTGATGAACCTTCCTCGAAGAATGAGAAACTACCTGGTAGCTTTCTTTTCTCCTGGAATGCCACAGTGTACTAGTATTCTTAAATGGTTGTCAATGCGCTCAATTGATAACGTTTATGAGACTGGTTCCGTTAAAGTTGGGATCTTGTTCGAGTCTTTCCTTGCGTCAGAGAAGAAATCTCTCTCTGAGGCATTGGATCGGCTCCAGCCATTTATGGCTATTGTGAACGAGTTAATCCAACTCCGCAAGATGTATCCAGATGGAACATCGAGCAAGCGGTTATGTCATGCTAGCATAAGACAGCGTAGTCATCCGGGGGTTTACCCACGTGTCGAGCGACATGTGCTAAATCATCTGGATTGCCACGTTTATTATGAGGTATTTCATGAGCTATGGTATTCTGAGAAGATATTGAGAGCCAAGGTGGCAGTATTGGATACACTTAAGTTGTGTGATATCCAATTACTGTGGGATCTTGTTGCAGAGCTGCAACGAGATCTTGGTGCACTTCCATTGCCAAAGAATCTGACTTTGAAGGGCGAAGAGAAAGCCTCTCGCGATTCATTGTCGGTTCTAAAGCGTTGGGAGTTGTACTCACGGGTCTTTAGATCAACTAGATCATCTTAACTGGATGATCAAATTGGGAGGTTGAAGATGGCTTGTGCCGAAATTCGAAAGAATGGAGGTAGCTATTGTGCCCTGGAGCCAGGTATCCTGTAAAGGATATTTAGGCCCAGTCAACCCAATTTACTACTAGACTAATAAATAAATCTTAGCCAGGAAGCTATTAATACGCTGAATGGGGACTAAGAGGAACATTATTGAACCTGCATCTGAGCATCGCTCAGGCTGGAATAAGCTCCTTCGGGAGATA